GTTACATCAGACTTCCAGAGTTTCATGGTTAGAAGGGGAGAGCGGGACCAGTGACAGCAGGAGCGCCTCCACCAACGCCAGGAGCGGCAGGAAGGGCACCACCAGTTACCTCGGGTAACTCGGGCATAGCAGCGTCTAGCATCCCTGGGAGGGCGGCAGAGACTGCCTCTGTTGCTGCCTTAGTGGCAGCATCCTTTGCCTGATCTATCAGGGCATCCTTATTCATAAGGACATAACCAGCACCACCGATGAGGGCAGCACTGGTAAGACCTGACAGAAGGGCAACGACGTTAATTAGTTTTTGCATCTTTAGGTTCAATAGCAGGAGCGACAGGGGGTTCTTCTTTTTTCGCTACTGGTTTTGCACCGTTGCCATTACCACCACCCGCTTTAGCAGGAGACAATCCGAAGGCAGCAAGCGATCCAGAAAACACGGATGCGATAAAGGTAGGGTCAAAATCTAGGATCTTCTGACCGTTTGGTAGTCTAACGTAACTAAACGTAAGGAGAGAGGCGGACCAAATAAGTACGACTACTTTCACCAAATTACCAAGGACTTCACTTTTATCTTCATCATGGTCCTTCTCTTCTACCTTAGCTTTGGGTTTACCAAGCATGAGTATAGAGAAAGGCTCCTCTATTTATTCAGCGGGAACGTATTCGGTTTGCTTCTTTTTGCCAATGTTATATTTGGATTCTAAAACCCACTCACCCTTCTCTTTGAATGAGATGATTTTAATTTGACTAAGTGGTGCAATATCTGCAATCGTATCCTTCTTAGGAATGTCTACCAAACCCCAATCAGACAGGAGTTGTACGATCCTATTTCGTCTCTGCACATCGTTCTGTGAGAGATTAGTTCTTTTGCCATCCAAGGCAAACAATTCTTTGAAGTGGACAATAAAGTATTGACCCTTCTTATGTAAAATGTGACACGACTGATATAACTTTTTTTCCTTACGAGAGGCAACACCAATACGGGTCAACGTCTCTCTTACTTTGAGGAAGTCATCAGGTTCCCTAAGGGTAACCTCAATCATATCATTTTTAGTCCACGCGATCTCCTGATCTTCGCCCATTCTGTCCTCCTGTATTCAGTTTATCCTTAATGTAATCAATTTGTTGACGAGACAGGATGTCTAGTGCTTGGCGTGCCTTTTCTACAGAGTAACCATAGTATTTCTGCACAAGTTCAAGGTCTTCAATCTTGTCCTTTTTATCCCAAGGAGAGAATCTCTTCCGAGGTCGTACAGTATTTATAAAAAAGTCATATTGCATTCTGGAGGGCAATTGATTCCAGAAGTTCATCTCATTAGCGTGTAGCACAGTGTCAATGTGATGTGACATACACTTGTTTACGATGTATGCTGGATACTTTTTCTCTGCCTGAGGATCCTCCTCCATGAGGTTTTCCTTAGACTGGTTGATTGTGTTGAGGTAGTCTTTCAGTTGGTACGTCATTCCAGTGTCGGATCACTCCGCTAATAATAAAAAGATTAGTAATGAAATAAGTGAGAAGTATAATAGTCCGTATGACAGCAATGTTATCTGCTTCTCGTTCATCTCTCCCCTCCTTTTGCCCAAGTGCCTTTGCCCATAGTCTCCACATTATTTGAACACCGCAGTGACACCGAGTACCTTAGCATTGGGATTACGGGCAAGAGCAACTTCTCGTGCTTCCTGATAGTTGCGGGCAATCACAGTTTCAGTGAACACCGTACCCGCAACATATAATTTTACCTCACATTTCATAATTCATCAACACCAATTCCTTACGCTCATGCTGATCTTTCATGTAGTCTCCTACAGATCGCATTGTATATGTATGATCAAACTCGGCAGCAATCCAATCTTGGAATCGGTCTTTGATCATTTGGGTCGCATTGTATGAAACAAGTTGACGGCACACATAGTTGTCACAAATATGAGCAAACTTATCGTGGTCAAAACCTCGGTGCATGTTTCCTTTTTTCCCGTAGAGGTTGTCTTTGATATCATAGGGAGGATCAAGGTAAACAAATGCTAGACGGTTATCGTCCAACAATGCAGCATAATCGTAGTTGGTAATAGTCCAGTTGCGAATAATATGCTTATAGAACTTCAGTTTTTCAATTCCTCGCATTGAGAAGTTGGAGTCTGATGCCTGGGCACTGAAGGAAGAAGATTCGGTAAGACCACTAAAACTACACTTATTAGCGACGTAAAAAGCAATAGCTCTGTCCAGGTGACTTTTCTCTCTGTCATTGATAATCTCCTTTGCCTCTAGAAACAACCCCTTGGCGGATCCCTGATCAGGATAACGAGATTTCAATTCAATGAGTTTGAGTTGTAACTTATCTCCATCATCCTGCAAAGTCTTCCAGAAGTTTACCAGGGGTTCGTACAGATCATTCACCCACACACGAAGGTCTGGATACTTCTGAGTCACCCACAGGGCGACAGAACCGCCACCTAGAAATGGTTCACGATAAACTTGATAGTTTGAAAGGTCAGGAACAAACTGAGCAAGTTTAGGAACTGCGCGACTCTTCCCCCCAGGATACCTCAGAGGTGTTTTCAAAATCTGGCTCATGATACTTCAGATACTCGCGGAAGGTTTGCATAATTTCTTTTTGAGTCATGCCACAATTAGCAGCTGCCTCTGGTAGATTCATTGTAGCATGAAAAAGTCCTTGATGGGACTGCTCCACATTTTCAGGTGTGGTCTTTACAGTCTTTCCCATCAAAGAATCCCAATAGCGTTGTTTTTGTTCGTTCATTGTTTTAGAGCGGACTCTAATCCCATCGTCAATCTTAGCACAGAACCTGCCATAAGACGATACCCTGTGCCCACATAGATCTGTCCGAGCAATACAAACAGAGTCATAGCGCCCCAGAAGTAGTAATACATTCTAGACTTCATCTGACGTGGTTTTTTCATGATTAGATAATGAGTTTTTTCTCTTCAGGAAGTGTGAGATTACTGCCGTACATCTCTTCGTACTTCTTCTTAACGGAAGGATGAACTTCAGCAACGTATACAATATGCTTCATATCCAGAGTAATCTCTGGCTGTTCATTATCTATAACAGTTGCCCATGGAGCGAATCCATACTGAGCACCTTGAGGAAGAACAACCAAACCATTTCGCACAGTCATCATCCCGTCTGACCAGTCAACCAGTTCGGCAATGACTTCTTCACCCGTAATAATTCGTAGTAGTTTAATGTCCATCATTTGAATTCACATTCCATCATGAGTTGTGTGAGACTTGCCAGTAGATTGATCTCCTGGTCAGCAACAAATGCTGCCTTGTATTGGTACTCTGCAATGATGAGAACCATAGCAGCAATAGAAGATCCTTCTAGTTTGCTGTAAAGAGTATCATAGATCTTACGATACAGTGAGGTGACATCATTGTCAATGTTCTGGGTCACCCACTTCTTCACCTTGGTAAAGTTCTTCTCTTTCAAACCACCAACAAGTTCATCAACAGATGCATCACTGATAACAGAGAGAATACCAGTATCAATCTTACCAGCGGCAGAATACTTCTGCAGTTCGTTAAGAACACGTCGCCAGTCAGGGAAATACTTTTGGATAACTTCGGCAACAACCTTCATCTCAAACTCAACATTCTCTGTGCCGAGAATATAGTTGATGCGTTTGAAGAATGCACCTGCGAGTTGCTGTTTATCCTTACCTGTTACCCCGAAGTCCACAACTGCACATCGCGAATGCAGCGGCTCAATGATACGATTCTTGTAGTTGCAGGTGAATATGAAACGGCAATTCTTTTGGAACTCTTCAATACTCGCTCGCAGGAGGAGTTGTACGTCGTTCGTGGTGTTGTCCGCCTCATCAATGATGAGAACTTTGTGGCGACTCTCAGAAGTGAGAGACACAGTAGAAGCAAAGGATTTTGCCTGATTGCGTACAGTGTCCAGGAAGCGTCCCTCATCCGACCCGTTGATAACATAGTAATCTGCTCCAAGTTCATCACACAATGCCTTAGCAACAGTTGTCTTACCGATGCCAGGAGGACCTGCTAGCAGCAGGTTAGGGATCTCACCGTTATCAAGGAAGGATTGGAACGTACCCTTGACCTGCTCAGTCAGAATACAGTCTTCAATTTTACGAGGGCGATACTTCTCAACCCACAGAAAATCATTTGCCATTGATACAGTCAAATCGTACGGACTCAAAATTGTAGTTACAACTGATGATAGTCTTTCTATTATCAGATTGTATAGGTGGAGAACGGTGTGCCTGATAAGCGGGGAAGACTACAATATCCCCTTCTCTAGCATCCAGTTGAAACTTCTTACGAGTCTCTGGACACCAGAACTCAGTGCTGTGTTCGGGACCATCCAACTCCAAGTAGTATACCATACTTACGTTGGAACGGGAATGGGTATGCCAATGGTGGGTATCCAGATTGTAATACTGTTGATACCATCCATTGTAAAGACTAAAATCCAGAAGACAATACTTCTCACTCATGACATCATAGAAATCTTTGAGATTGCTATGTAAAAGTTTAAGGTAGGTCTTCTGATCTAAGTCAAGGTGTTCGTAGTAATCAGTCTTAGCGATTCTATCAAACTCATCTGCATCGTATCCTTTCCCCGCAGAATACTGAATGCTAGTAAGTAAGGGGGTCTTCAGTTTATTGTGCAGGGGAAAGGTATACTTCCAGATCATGTGTTGGGTTCAAGTGCAATCCAGTATTTAACATTCTTGCCTTCAAAGAATGCAACGTTGTGGCGACTGACAGTCACATTATAATCATCTGCCAACAGTTTCAGGTTCTCAATCTTGAAACAATAGCAGAACTCTTGATCAGTCTCACCAACTTCCATGGAGAAGGTGTTGGAAGTCTCGTTCTTCTTATCGGTCACACAGAGTTTCAGAACGCCACCGTCGCCATACAGGCACAGATCAGGCACCTGATAGACTGCAGCAGCACGCTGAAGGTCTTTGAGTACAGATGCAGTCAGACGGAACTTAACATCCTCAGAAGGCAGTTTGAGTTCCTTGTCAGGTGGTTGCACGATCACATCAGGATCGGCATAGAAGAACTTGGTCTTAGAACGACCGCTGCTGTCGCTGACAGACAGGAACTGCGAGTTGCTAGTATCAAACTGGGGTTGATCAAACAGACTCAGGCAACCAAGGAAGGCACTCAGATCATAGATAGAAATCTGAGTATCAAAGGATTCCTCAATCTGAGCAACACTCATGATGTTCTTATTGATGCTAATCGTGCTCAGTCTATTGCCAGGTTTGATGACGATAGACTTATTGATGCTGCTGAAATTACGCAGGACATCAATAGTTTCACGCGAGATAACAGTCATCGGTTAGGATACTCCTCAAGGTTGGCATTTTTATCATTAAAGTGTAGAAGCAGAACTGCATAGTGCAAGATCTTGATGATATCACGGCGGGCAGTGCCCTTCTTATCATACCGCGAAGCATACTTCAGGATGTTGCAGCGGCAGAATGCTTCTGCATCACCAACAGATTCAATCAAATCAAGAGTCTGAATTGCATTGTTACCAGCAGAATAGTGCTGGTTGTATGTGCTGGTGATGTAATCACGGAGTTCTTTCAGCAACTCCTCTTCATTATATTTGAAAGTCATAATCAGAATGGTGCTTCCTCAGTATTGTACTCGGAATCTTCTCCTGCGTCAACTTTGGTGTACAGGTCAAGGAAGGACTGCTTAGTATCTTCGTCAAAACGATTGATACATGCGGTCACTGCCTTGATACGATCATTGAAGATTGCATATGCTTGGGCAATATGAACCAGTCGGCGGGTGGTAATGATCTCATCAACGCCACCATCGTAGAAAGTTTTACGAATAGCGTTTGCCCACTTAACAAGGTTCTCGGTAAACTGTTCGTCGCAACCTACGTTCTGCAGAATCTTCTGTTCAATGGAAGAGGTAGGATAAGACTGCTCCATGGTGATAGGGAAACGCTCAAGGAACGCTTCGTTCAACACATTGGTGCCAATGAAACGACCATCGTCAGAACCTTTGCCCTTGGTATTGGCAGTAGCGATTACAGTGAAACCTTTAGCAGGACGAACATAGCGATTGATCTTTTTCAGGTATACTCCTTTGCCTTCAAGGACAGACTGGAGACACAGGATCTTGTTAGATGCTAGGTCAAGTTCATCCAGCAACAGCACGGCACCACGCTCAAGTGCCTCTACAACTGGACCAGAGTGCCAGACAGTATCTCCACCGACCAGACGGAAACCACCCAGGAGATCATCCTCGTCAGTTTCAATCGTGATGTTCACACGAATCAGTTCACGACCTGCCTTAGCACACGCTTGCTCAACCGAGAGCGTCTTACCGTTGCCAGAGAGTCCAGTGATAAAAGTGGGATAGAAAACTTCGGACTTGATAATCTTATGCAAGTCTGAGAAGTTCCCGAACGGGACATAATTGTCCTCTTTGCTAGGGATCAGGCACACACGTTCCTGAGCGGGAGCTTGATAGGTTTGCTCCAAACGTTCTGCAACAGTCAGGTTCCACTTACCACGACCAGTTTTGTAAGACTCCAAACGCTTCTTAACGGTGGGTTCGGAGACGTTGAAATGGGCGGCGGCAGAGGAAATATCGGAACTGTTGATCTCATCACCGATGGTGGTGGTCAGATACTGAACGAGTTGTTCGGTGGTCAGCGCCATGTAGCTCCCTTGATTACCTATGTATTATAGCACCCCCTGACCCAGGGGGCAAGGGGGTGTGACGGTATATCAGGCGACCATCTTCTCTCGTTTCATGTACTGAAGAAGGTCTTTAAGATGTCCGATATGTCTAGCACCGATAGCAACCTGAGGATAAGTTGCATCTTCACCAAACTCTTGTTCAAATGCTCTCTGAGTAAAGTGACAGTTTAATTTGTATTCTTGATACTTACCACCCAAAGATGTTATTAACTCAGCAACTCTTTCACATTCTTGACTACCGTTGGTGTAGATTACACAAGTGGATGGATAGTTGTCAGGCATCTTCCTCGTAGGTAATTGTAATTTTTTTAGTAATATTACCGCGACTGTCTACTACGGTTGAATATGAAACTTGTCCACCTAGATCTTCAGCGATACGGTTGATTCTCCAATACGGTGGAACCTTTTCTCTTTTTCCCTCTACCATTTGTCGTTTATCATCATCCCAAATATAGTTATGGATTTTTCCATCACTACCGATCACTTGATAATCAACTTCAGTCACGTTGTCTCCAA